TTCAGTCTCGGCGTCTAGGCCGTGGATCGCTTTAAGATCCTGTGCAAGCTCCATCGTGTACTCTGCTTTAAGAGCGCGAGAGACAGCCGTTACAGCAATCTTCTCAATCGAGAAAGCCATTTCCTGCCAAGCGTTCGTGGTTGCGTCACCAAGTGCTTCGGTTTCAGCAGTCGTCATACCAGTCGAAACTGAATAACCAGAGCCAGAAGCACGATCATTAGGATCAGTACCAGCCTGAACCGTACCAGCCGCGCCATTCGCAACACTGCGCGAGGCGGTGTTACCAGCAGCAGACGAACTGAACGTGGTATTAGCTTCGTTAAACAACGCTTCGGTACCAGACTGACTGGTATAACGAGAGCGCATCGCAAAGATAAGACCAGTCGGACCCGTCATGGGCTGAACGCCGGCAAGATCATAAGCGATAAGATTAGGCATCGAACGCCGAACCAGGCTGATAAGCACTGGATCGAAGATGTCAACACTGCCATCACCTGCGGTCGAAGACGAAGCACCCATAGCATTACCAGGCGCGGCTTCTCCCAAAAGCGTGGGATTCATTACTTGCTGACCAGCTTGTTCGCGGGCAGCATGTTCTTGGTTCTCAAGAAGAATGGCTACAGTGGCACGTTTGTGAGCATCAGTGATCGTGGAAAGATCAGGATGCTCAAGAACGGGCTGCCATTTCTTTTGAAGTTCATCGAGATTATACATTAGATTTCTCTCCTTTTAGAAATATTTATCATGTCTATTTGATATTTATAAATTACTACTTTTTGATGCTTCTTGAAATGGCACTCATATATGCCGACATAGAGTCATCGACCCCTTTTTCGTTCTTTTCTTCAGAAAGAGGTTCCTCATCGTCATAACTAACACTCTCTTCCGTAGGGAAATAGTTCTCCTTTACAGTTTCGAGCTTTTGCTTATAGTCATCATCGCTTTCAAAGTCAATACCGTCAGACAATGAACGCAATTTTTCTGATTGAGTATCAGAAAGATTCTCAGAAACAATCTTGAGAACACTTTCTTTCTTTACCTCATTAAAGTCCTTACTCAACGAGATATTTTTTTCAATTTCAGAATTGACTGAAGCTTCCAGTTCTTGAACTTTTTCTGCGAGTTCATCAACAAGGTCAACCTTCTCTTCTGGAATATCGATATAATTTTCAGTGAACAACACGCGAAGGCCAGACATGAAGTTTTCTGTAATTTCTAGGCGTGCGCCCTGCTGAATAGCAAGTTCATTATCTTTGCTCCACTCTTCGACTACATACTCTAGGTAATCATCGAGGCGAGAAGATAGGGATTCAAGAATGTCTTCTTTTTCAGCACTAACTTCTTCATCTAGATCGACACATACAGTTTCCAAGACTTCGTTGATCTTAGAGAGTACAGCCGACTCAAAGATGAGAGTAGCAGAAGACTTAAATTCTTCAGAGAGGTCTTCATCACCGAAGAGAGCTTTAACATCGGCAGATACATCAATATCTTCCTTAGTAACTTTCTTAACTTCTTTTACAGGAGTTTTCTTCTCAGCAACCTCATCGTCATCTTTGTCTTCATCAGAATCTTCTTCTGCTTCAAGAGATGCTGTGATTTTACCCCAACTAGCAGCAAGATCATCTTTCTTCATACCCTTCATGGCACCAAGCATAGCATTGATCATTGCAGTTTTAGTTGATTTCGGTCCAACAGAACTGAGTTCAGAAATCTTATCAGGCGAATCGCCCGAACCCTTCTTCTTCTCGTCGGCCTTCTTTGCAGTAGAATCATCAACTTTACTTTCGCCGTCGTCAGAATCGAATTCTTTGACTTCAGCCTTTTTCTCTTGAAGATCATCATTCTCTTCAAGATCACTATCTTCGCTTTCGAGGATTTCGTCAGCCTCGGCGTCTTGCATTTCTAGTTCTTGGTCTGACATTAGAACACTCCTTGATAAATTTGTCTTTATTTCATTTAATATATTTATAATTTTACAATTTTGAAAGGAAATTCTCGAATACTTTTAGCTTAGTCTCATCTAGTTCACGACTAGAAGATGCACTGACAGCTTGGGCATAAGAAGCAATATCAGACTCTTTGATAACACCATTATCCCAAATCCACTCTTTACCTTCCATAATACCAGAAACAAATGCGCCAGGCGCAGAAGGATCAGCTACAATATCAGCAGCAGTAGCGAGATAGAAATCTTTTTGGACTTCAGCTTGACCGCCCTTCTCTTTAAGCGATCCCATACCCCTAGAACTAACTCCTAGTTGGGCACCCTCATCCATCAAACTCTTTACGATCTTACCGTATGGAGTTTCGTGCATGATCTTAGCTTTTCCTATGAAATCTGAACCATTCTGTTCAAGCTTAGTGATCAAGTGAGATACGCGCTCTAGATTAATTGTGGGTCCTTGAGGATGGCCAAGTTCACCGAATGCGCGTTTCTTATCGATATATTCTTTCGAATATCGTTTAGTTTCTCTTGCTAGAACTTCTGAAGGATATATACGACCATTTCGATTCTTAATATCTCCTTGCATAAAGATGCCTTCAATAAAATAATTCTTTCCGCCACCATCTTTAGCTTCAGTGATATACTGAATGTTTTCGTTTACTTCGCATATTAGCTTCATCTGGTTATTCCTTACGTTGAATGCGCAATAGGCGTTAACTTGACTTCAGCATTTGCAGCAAAAATTTCATCAGTAGAAGTCTTCTCTAATCGAACATTCTGATTACCAGGAAGATTGAATGAGCCAACAGTCGCGGCGCTAACTGCATTGTCTACTACTGTAACTAGTCTAGAAGTAGTACCAACATTCTGCACTAGAACTACGGTAGAAGATGAAATGTTATTAGCAGTAGCGGCTGTCGTTGGCGCTGCTACTTGTGCGCCTTTGAGTTTCAATGCCATTATTTCTTACTCCCGCCCATTGCCAGATCCATCATTTTCATGAAGTTCTCTGGAGATTTATCGATATGAGCTTTACCTCTTTCAGCATTATTCGGGTTAACTTTCTTAAACATATTGACGAATGCGCTTGCTGTGAATAGATCAACCTGTAAAGTTTTTCCATTAGCAAATTTGACTTTCTTCATCGACTTCTTTTTGACGATGTTCTCTAGATCAGAGAATACGTCTTCGTCGAGTTCATCTTCGTCTTCAGGCTTTTCACCCTTCTTCTTAGCAATTGCCTTCTTCAAAGCAGGAGGAAGTTCGCCTTCTTTAACTTCTTCTTCTTTTACTACCTTACCAGTTTTGAGAAGGTCGACATCAACTTTTAAACGCTTGGCAACCATCTTAATTGCTTGTGAAGCAGTCTTTGCTTTGACTATAACATTAGCCCCACCACCGTAAGTTTTGCCACCAATCTTTTGCTTAGGCACTTCAACAGAGAAAGCTTCATCCATCTCAACTTCTTCTTTTTTAATGTCGCCCGTATGTACAACATCAGAAGCAGTAGGATGCTTTTTCTTCTCGTCTTTATGGTCGTCTTTAAACTTCTTTTCGCCTTTACTCCGAGGTTTAATATCTTTAGCCTCGTCATCATCATCCTTAGGCGCAACATAATCTGCTGCTGGCGCCTCGAAAAACTTTTTAAACGTTTTCATCTGACTGTTGACTCCCCTCATTGTCGGCAGACATAAAGGCGCTAGATACTTCTACTTTTTTAATCTCTCTAGTGTCAGAAATTTTCTGATTCAATAGATCAAGAATAGCAACTTTAAAATTAGCTGCATCTTTATTCATAGAAAATTCGACTGCATCTCTAGTAGTATATTCTGCCATTATTTTTTCCTTATCTCAACAGTATTTATAATAAAATGTTACTTTATAGTTGTTTACTTTCAAAATCATTTTCAGAGTCCTCATCGTCTTCTCCATCGTCTTCAGGCTCTTCATCTTCAATCTGTTTCTTAATATCTTCTATTTCATCCTCTGTCATCATCAAAACATTCTTTCTAATCCACGTATCAGAGAAGTATTTACCAGCATATTGATCAGCATCAGCTAAAACAGTCAATCTATTTTGAATAATCTCTGCTTCTTTAAGTTCTGCAAAATGATTATCTTCGATATAATCAAAATAGATTTTGTCTTTAATATCGTTCCATTCTTGTTTCGTCATTATTCCTTTGAGTAGCAACTGCTTCTCTAGGATAATAAAGAACATTTCAGAGAATTTCTGCCTAAGACGGAAAACAAACTTAGAGAATTTCAATTCATCTCGTGTAATTTCGGATGATCGGCCCATATTAAACTGACCATCTGCTTCTAAGCGTGATGTTGGTACGTTAAGAGACTCATAGAGTTTCTTTCTGAAGTACAAAACATCTTCTATTTCACCTAAATTCTGACCACCAGGTAGCGTAGTAATTTCAGTTCCGCGGCCGCCGTCGCGTCGAGGCAACCAATAGTCTTCTAGCATCGTCAGAAATTTACGATCATCGCGCACTGCGCCTGTCTCTGCATCATATACAAGCTTATTTTTATGCTTGGCCATCATGTCGCGGAGATATTGTTCTGCTTTACCCTTAGGCAAATTACCAACATCAATATAGAAAATGCGGCGCTCTGGCGCTCTTGCTAGTCGATAAATGACTGTTGCATCTTCTAGCATACGTAACTGATTGAGTGGCTTAATCGCTTTATGTAAATACGATAGAACCATATAATTTCGCTGATCAAGAACTCCAGAGTGAGAATAAGCAATAGAATCAACTGCGATCTTGATACCTTCAGTGTTTGTTCCAAGACCAGTAGGCTGGTATATAAAATATTCGTCGTATTTTTTGTTTATAACTGTTTTATTTGTTTGATTTGGGTTATTATTATCTCGTTTTTCTGAGCGAATCTTTTTAATTTTTCGAGGATCAATATATCTTAGTTCTTTAATACCAGCCCTTGGGTTCTTAGTATCAATCATAACATGGTAATATAGACGACCATCTACATACCAATCTCTGAATATACTGTATGATTTCGTGTTAAAATTCAGTAATGAGAGTACAGTATCAAACTCTTCATTAATTTTAGTCTTAATGCTCTTAGGAAGTTCAGTATCTTCCAGAATAATCTGCACAGACTGTTCTTTATTATCTCCCACAATAGCTTCATTTACGATATCATCAATAGCTTTTTCGCACTCAGGCTGCAAAAGCATTTCACGATATTTTGTAATGAGGGCGCTTTCATTCTTAGCTGTACCCTCAAGATCAATAGTGGTGCCAAAGACACCACCTTGTGCTATAGTAAGTGATCCATCATCTGGCTCAGGCGGTGCAAAAGATACAACACTATCCTTCTGCTCTTCTGCCTTACCAATACGAAATCCAAAAAGTTCTAGAGCCATTTTATATCCCTTATGTAACGTGCATCAATTCTATTTATGACGCACTTACAACATCAATTAGCTGCCAGGATTACCAGTTGATCCACCAGTAACAATCCAATAATCATACTGGAAAGTTACACCAAACTCTTCAATCGTATCCGCATCCCATGAAAGGTCAATAGCAGCAACTTCAGAAGGCCAGAGACCAACAAAACTATATTCTCTGATAACACCGCCTTCTTTATCAAACTGTGAGATCGATGCGGTAGATTTATAACCTGATCCTGACCATTCTCGCTTATTACCTTGAAACGTATTGATTGAATTGTGCCACTGTTCCATTGCGTTCCGAATAGCAAAATCTTCATCATTGATAATCGTTGGAGCCCATTCAGCATAAGTTCTATTGCCTGCAAGCTTTACTTTACGTCCAAAATAATCAAGTTCTACTGCACTAACAGTAGCAGCAGGTAGCTGCGCTGCTTTACACATGAACGGAACTTTAAAGTCGCCGATTGGATTTGCGGGATTGAATATCTGCACTTCGAAGAGGGAGCTTCGCGCTCCCCCTCCCTTTAGCGCACCAGAAAATTCATTTACATTAAAAGCCATTGTTTTTCTCTCCTGTATCTTCTATGTTACTTTAAACTATTTATTAGAATTTGCCAACAACTTCAGAAAATTCTACACCAGTTCTCACAGCAACAAAGTTAAGCTGGATAAAGTTGATAGAACGAGCAGGCTTAATATAGATATCACCCACAAATTC